CTTATCTAACATCTGCGACATAGCTCTAACAAATGACTTTCTTTTATATCCATCATAGAATTTACCAATCATTTTAATTTTGTTAGCTTTATCAATTGCCTTATTATAGTCTTTTATTTGAAATTCTCCGTTAAAAAAATTCTTAATGTAATTCCCATTATCGTTATTAGATAATAAAAGTAAACACTCGTTATGCCCAAATCCAAATCGTTTCTTAAACTTAGCATATTCAATATAATGCTCATAACCAAGTTGACAATATCCAGTAAGATAGTCGTCGGAATTCCAAGTTTTAGAGTTTTGGTTTAAGATGTGAACTTCTGTTAATCCATAACCTTTGCAGATAATGTAGTGTAAAGGTAATTTAAGCTCTTGTATTACATCAAATCTGTGCTGACCATCAATTATCTCATAATTTTCATTGACGATAATAATAGTAAACAAATAGTTTTTAGCCATTGACTTTTTTAGTCGGTTAATGTGCAGTAGATTTTTGTTTCTGTTGCCATCAATTGGCTTAAACTTTGAGTAATCAGTAGTTGTGTGAACTTGGGTACTATTCTTCGCCATTGGTTCAAATGATAAATTAAACATATTTTTTTTAAGTTAGTTTTTTATAAAAGTTCCGTTAATAGTTTTTCCTTTTCTGTCCTTGATTTCTTGCCAAGCTACTTCTAAACATTGCACCAAATCCAAGCCGTAGAAAAAACAAGCATCGTTTAGAAAATTCATAGCTGAAGGGTTAACGAATTCAGGTCCTACTCGCCTAACTACATCGTGTAAATTGATAAATCCTATTGGTTTATAGGTATCGCTCAGTTCTTGGCTGTTTCCTATCTGCTCTCCAAGTATTATCATAGTAACTGCAATATCCCCAAATCCGTCAATAACTCCAGCAGAATCGTCTTTCAAAAGAGCTTTTGCAGTTTCGCCTACTTCTTCTAAAAACTTGAGGTATTGATTAGTAGAGTTCTCTCTTTTGATTAACTCTCTTTCATTTGCCCAGTCAATAATGAGCTTTTTTAATTCGTTATAGTTCATTTGTTAAATGTTTTATTATAATAATCTATTGAATCTTGATACATAACATCATTCTTATGTATACCATCTGCATAACCTTCTCCATAAGCATCTTCTACCTCCTCCTTGTGCATTTCTTTGGCTTCTTTTAAAATAGCATACCAATTTAATTTATCCTTTGGAGTATCCCATAATTTATAAAATAACCACTCTACACTACTTTTATTGCTCATTGTTAGGGTTGATTAAAGATTTCATAATTTTAATTCCTTCCTGAATGCCTTGCTGTTTAGCTAACTCAAGTTCAAGTTGTCTGAGCCGTTCAGCTCCAGCTACTATCTCAGGAGTAGCTTGTTGGCTTATCGTTAAAGCCTCTAATAAAAATTGGATTGATGTCATTTTATTTAAAGTGGGTTTTTAGTTTTTCAAAAAATAAGTTTCTCATTAATATTACTTTTTCGCCTCGTTCCAATAGTTGTTCGTTCCAGCCTTCCTCTCGTGTTACTACATTACGAATCATTCGCTTATCATAATCAACTGGGTAAACTAAACCATTATCAGCCATTCGTGAGGTTTCAAGTAAATAGGCGCAAATATGCCATTGAGGTTTATCGTATAACCACATATACATTTGGCATTGGTGGTACTGTTGTTCATCTACTCCGTAATAAAAATAGTCTAACCATTTTTCCATTGAAGTAGGGCATTTAAAATCAACACCCCATTCAGGAGCGATGCAATCTGCTGAACCTCCGTAATTGTCAAATTTTTGAAATTCAGGCCTATATTGAGCTTCTCTGCAAAAATGCTGTTGGTAGTATTCAAACGATGAACTTTCAGATAAATGACCGTGTTCAGTTTGCCAAGTGCCTTTCTCATCGTAGTATTTAAAATACATTTGATTAGCTAATTCTTTGGCATAAGTTTCTTGGCCTTTTTCGGCTGACCTTTTAGGAAATAAAACTACACATTTACTCCCAGTAATTAATCCAAATCTTCTTTCGTCAAACATAGTTATGCCTTTTGGTTTTTAACACGCAGAGCATCTACCATTTCACCAAATGCTCGTACTTTTGCTGAGTAAATAATGATTGATTTTCCGACCCAATGCTCAATAAAAGGAGTATCAAGTATTTTAGTTATGATTTTAGCATTGGTTTTGTTTATAATCATTCCTTTTTGCCCTCCTTTGAAGTACGCTACTATACATTCTTGAGTGCCTTCAGCAGTCTTTACTTGTTCTTTTTGAACCTTCTCAATAGTTAGCTTGAGTTCTTGGTTAGGTTGCAGGATTTCGGCTCCGATATAGTTCGGATTAGTTAGTTTTTTCCAGTGTGTTAAATTAGTTTCTGTTTGCATAAAATTTTAAATTAGTGAATTTGTTTATTTCTGATTGAATACTATCTAATAAGTCGTTTTTTAATTGCCAGTCTGTGTGAGCTTGACCGAGTGCGGTGTAATCCTCTTCAGTTACTTTCTTTGAGTTAAGCTTTTTACGGATTGCGTTGTAGTTTTTCCAAGCCAATACTAACTCATCTTTTGCAGCCTGAAGTCGATACCTCATTTCAAGTTTCTCTGGATATTTAGATTTAAGCTCGTTCATAAATTTGGAATTTGTTAAATGTTGTTGAATTGAGTTCTTGCGTAACTCGTTGAATAAGACCATCTGCTTGAATTTTTTTGCAAATGTTATTGTCTTGGATTGCAAATGTTCTCAATCTCTGCAATCTTAAGTACCGGTTAATTAGTATTTGATTCATTTCTAAAAGGGTTTGCTGCATTGTAAATTAAAAATCTTAGTTCGTTATCTCTGCCTTTCTGTTCTTGCTGGTTTTGCATCTCAAGTAGCTTTAACTCGGCTGCGAAATTCCAAAGTCCTAAATCTTCTGCTATTTCTAAACATTTAGGAAAGTCTTTCTCGCCCATTGAGTACCATTCCATTATGGTATCTTCAGCGAATTCTTCAAGTGTCATAGTTCGCCCTCCTCTATCCTTGCTATTTCGTGTTCATAGCCATTTTTAATTGTTTCTGTTGGAAAAGTAATTGATTGAATCATATTAGTTATTACTTGCATTAATTCGTAAATTGTGCAATCTTCATCTATTGAAACAAAATGCTTAATTCCGTAAGACTCAAAAGTGATTTTAATTTTTCCCATTTTATTTAGTTTTTAAAAAGTTGTTTAGTGCATCAGTAACAAGCTGGTCCTTAGTGTATAGACCTTCGTACGCTGTGCGAGATTGATTGATTTTGTCCTGATGGATTGAGATTTTACGGATAAGCTCCTCCGATAATCTAAAGCTTTGTAGCTTCTTTTTTTCTTGTATCATAGATATTGTAAATAGTTAGTGAAATAGTTAATAAAGCTCCGAACAAAATTGTAGTGAAATATTTGTAAGGAATAAAGGCTGTTAAGTAAACAGCTAAAATAGCTAAGATAATAGGTAGGTACTTCATTATTTGATTTTTTTATCGTGTATGTATTGGTTTATTTCCTCTGCTGTCATATATCCAAATACTTTGTCAGTTGTGAAATCCATCAATTCAAATGTGTTGATGCCATCCCCGTGTAATCCAAAGCCACCACCAACAACTGATATTTTTGGGTCATATTCAGGGTATAAAAATTGAACTGCACCTTTGATAATTTCGTGTTCTTGAACAATAAATTTAGATGGGAAAATTTGTTTGATTTCTGCTTTCATAATTAGTTTTTTTTAAGTGGTTAACGAGTCGAAGATAGTGCTTTTGTTTACAATTGAAATCACCTGCTTACAATTTAGACAAAATAATTCCCTACTTATTGCTAAGTTGCTGAAAATCAATACAATTATTTTTTAAAAAATTAAGATTAATCCTAAAATTATTGCCGTAGTAGTGGCAATTATAGATAGTTTTTTGTGGCGGTCAACTTTTATTCGTAGTTCTTGGTTAGTTCTTATTAACTTTTTATTGTCTATGTGGTAAGTTTCGGCAATAAAGTTAATGTGTTGCACCTTCTTTTCTAAGTTCTCAATGATTCTTTGCTGGGTTTCGCTGATCAAGTGCGTTGAGTTACTCTGCTCCATAACTACTAAGATTTTTCGGAGTTCCGATGCTGTCAAAGTCTTGCAGTCTTGCCCGAATGCTGTCAACCAACACGCTGTCAGGCCACAAATAAATAATCCTAATCTTTTCATTTGTTTTTATTTTAGTGCGATAGATAATAGAATCATAACGCTTAACGATAGTATCAATTCGCAGTATCTCTTTTTGGGCATTTATAATCGCTGTGTTGCTTTCTTTCTCTTCGTGGGGACATCTTATCCCTACGAATAGAATAAACGCAATTATACCAATAAGTATTATACCAAAGAGTACATTATTTCTTTTTTCCATTCTTTAAATAGTTACCTGACTTCTGCTTTTCATTCCATTCCTTTTCAACTTCTGCGACTAATCTTTTTCTATTTAATTCGTGTTCGGCAATGGCTTTAATTTGTTCAGGAGTGGCTTTGTATTTTAGTAGGCTTTTCATAATAACGTACTGAGTAAGTAACTTACCCAAATAATACACAAAATTAATATAATTATATCTTCTTTTTTTTGCTCGTTCATTTTATTACTAAAATTTGTTTGCGGTTTTTAGTTGAATAAGATATGTGAATCCAGCTAAAATCATACTCGTTTATTAATTGGTCAAAATCCAAAGTCTTAGCTAACTCAAATAGCTTTTTATTCTCGGCTTTATTGCCTCCAGTTATATCTATTGCTTGACCTTTTGCGTGTTGACTTGTTGGACTTCCACCTACTAACTTATTTAATTTAGCAGAGCGAAAGAATGAGTTAATTTTAATAGGCTTGCCGTACATCTTTCGGAGAGGTTCAAAGATATTCTCAGCTAACTCTTGCATATTGTGTAGCTGTTGCTCGTTTGGCATATTGTCTATTCCGTTTCTTATAGCTGTCGGGGATAGTACCGCCTCATCGTAGCTAATATGTTCGCTAATCTTCATAATTTTCATAGTAAATCTCACTTAAAAAACCTTCCACCAAAATCAAAGCCATTCGCCTAATATTATCTATTCGGTCTTTGTCTTCTCTTGACTGCATAGAATAATCGTAATAGTCACAAGTTGCTAACGCATAGTTACAAATCGAAATAATCTCTCCCCTCGTTTCTCCAGCCTCTATTAAATACTCTTCTAAATTCTGCTCGTTAGTAGATTGTTCCATTGATTACCTCCTTTTGTGTTACTATCCCATTCTCAACAATACAAAAGCCGTGAACCCAGTTATTAATCGGAAGGTAAGCAGGTGTTAAGTCACAAAGGCATCCGTTTGAATAGGTATAATAGTGTGGCTTTCCAAGTATCATTCCAGCATCCTTTGATTGTCTGTGAAAGTGACCTATAATTAAAGGACGATTGACCGATAATCTTGCTGCTCTTGCTGGGTTTATACCTCCTGACTTCATAGGTAATTCGTGGCCGTGTAGTACTGCAATATCCCACATATAGCACCATTGCAAACTATCAAGCTGAATGATGCCTAAATCCCTCAATGATAGCAGTTCTGATAGCATAATGTTCTCTATATCCAACAATTCAGGAGCTTTTAACCTGATCCATTTATCAAACCTTAAATCGTGGTTTCCGTACTTGTATATTATCAAGGCTTTTGGAAACATATCTCTCAGTCCTTTTAAAAACACTTTAGCGCAGTCTAATTCGTACTTTACTGAATGCTTAGTTGTATTATTTTCGTGCTTAGAGATTAACGCAAAGTCTAATAAATCGCCATTTATATAAATAGTATCTACCTCCTCTTTTAATCCATATTCTAAAGCAGCAAATAAAGCTTTGTCATCGTGGTAAGGAAGGTGAATATCTGATATGATTAATACCTTCTTGCGGTCTTTTGGTAAGTAGTAAGGTTCTACTTTTTCGCTTTCTCCTTTTGGTAGTTCAGATTTTAGTTTTTCTAAATAATCAATATAAGGTTTTGCACCTTTATTCCCTCTGTAATATCTGACTCTGTCCCGCACACTTTCAACATCATTAAATTTTTCAGGATGTTCTTTGTATATTTTTTTAGCTAAGGTTAGGTTAGCTGTGTTTGGGAATTGCTTACAGTACTCAAATATTAGGGCTTTATTTTTCATATATATAGGGTTATGAATAGTAGGCTCATAATTGTAGTAACTACTGGAAAGGCTAAGGTCTTAACAAGTAAAAAAGCGACTATGTTATATTGCATGAATTTTGCCAAGTGCCACGCATCCCAAAACATAGGAAAATACTTAAAGAATATTGGCTTAACCATTTCACTTTGATGCCGAGAAAAGAATTTACCTAACTTGTAATAGGCATCGTGATGAGCTATTGAATCTCTAATTGCATCAAGCCATACATATAGTAAAAGTAAAATCATTCACTTTTTTTATTAATGAATTTTCTTAAAGCTCCTTTGACATCGTCAGGAATAATAAGTAAGCACAAACCAATGATTCCAAGACCAGCAGAGTAGTAAATATCAATCTCGGCAAAGGTCTCATAAACCAAAGGCAATCCAATTAAAACAAGCGAATAAAAAAAACAAATCAATCCGCATATCGTTGTAACTGGGTTATCTAATAAGTTAATATTTTGCTTTATTTTTTTAACCACTTTTTTAGCATTTGGGTTAATTGCCAAAGTGAGATAATTACCGATAGGGTAAACGATAAGAATTGAACTACTGGTAGCCAATGTGCAAGTGTTCCGACTATTGCAAAAGTCCAGCTAACTATATTAAGCTCTATTATTTTTGTGTTCATCAGATGGTAGACATATATGTATTTAACGCATTATATAAACTTGAGTTATTTACTTCAGTTGCGAAATTAGCACCAATCCACCAAGCGGAAATTTGACCTAAATAAGTATCAGCAGTTGAGGTAGCTATAGTGAATACTGAATAGTTAGCATTGTCAGGAGGGGCTGTAGTTCCACTTGTTTGATTAGTAACTGTTATTGTAGTATTAACCGCTAAAGTAATACAACCAGTACCACTCGCAGCAGTTCTATTCATAACCAACATACCTGTATTTGAAGTATTAAATGACGCAGCTAAACCAGTTGTAGTGTGTAATCTTTGATTTGCTTGACTAACTGCGTGAACATAACTTCTTGATCCTATATTACCCCATAGATGTTTGTTAGGTGTTGCATCGTGAGTCCTTTTCCAAACTCCAATCCCTGCGTTATTTTGTGAGAAATTTGTAGCCTTAGTTGTTGGATTATAATTAGTGTTTAAATAACTTAATGCAGCTCCTTGAAATGCTGAACCATTAAAGGTTAAGCTACCTACTGCACTTGCGTTAGTTGTTCCGTTTGGATTTTTCCAATTTAATAAAGCGAACCCACTTGAACCAGTATTTGCGAACATATAGAATACATCTAATTTATCCCAAACTCCAGCAGCTTTTAAGTCAACAATTAACTTATTTTGATTAGCTTGATTCGCTAAACTTGGTAAAGTAATTCCTGAACTTGTAGCCCTTGATAAAACAGCCTGATACTCGGCAGAAAAACCGCCAAAGCTACTTCCATTACCTCCAACAACAGTTCCTAATCCTAAGCTAATCATTAACCCATTATGTTATATCCGTAACCAATAACTGAACCGCTTGATGGTGTAATATTTGCAATCGGGTCTCCGTTAAAAGCAGGGATTAGCATACCTTGTTTTAAGGTCTTTCCGCTCAATCCGTACTGAGTTAGTAAGTCCTGACCGTTCACAGTTGACAAAGTTGTTAAAACGCAATCAGCATTTACAACTATAACGTAAAAAGTATTACCAGTTGAGGCCGCATCGATGAATTTACACCCGTTACCGCCTAACATTCTTTGCTCTAATATCATAATATTATATATTTTTTTCTTTTAAAATTTTAATTTGTTGGAATAACACACGAATCGTAAGGGTTCGCTATGTTTAAAGTAAAATTACATACCCATCCAGCGACTTCGTCTCCGTAAGAATCTTTGATAGGAGTACAAGTAATATTTTCCTGCATCTCAAAGTACGAACCGTAGTAAGTAGACTGCTTTATTTTAGCAATTACGTCTGAGATTATTTGCAAAGTATCTGAGAGTACATCTCTTTCGTTACTCAAGTCCTTTAAAACGATGTCTATTGCAGTCAATTGTAAGTTTAAACTAAATACCTTACTACTAAAATTTGAAGGTCTTACATCGCCCCACAAAAGAGGGTAAGATAATGGCGCACTCGCTCCCAAATCTGCGACATCGCAAAAAGTAAAGTTTCCATTTAAGAACTGATTACTTGTTGCTATCTCTTGTAGTAAGTTGACTACTTTGTTTAGGCTGGTTTGCATTGAGGTAAATTCTTAATTTTTCTAAATTTGATTTGTTTTTGCTTCCTTTTTTTCTCATAGTGTTATGTTCGTCTTCTAAAATTGCCTTGATATTTAATGTGCGGAGGTACCAAATCCCAGTCAATGTCAGGACCTAAGTACATTCCATTTTGATAGTTATTATCGTTCGGGTAAATAGTATCTATATTTGCATTTACTTGTGTCAAATATAACGGATAAGTAGTATTATTTGCGAGTAAAAAGTTAGTCAATCTCTCAGCATACCACTCAGCCCTATTTTTTGTGTAGTCAAGTAAGTATCTTAAATCGTCTAAACTTGCTTGGTTACTAAACTCTGAATTCTTTGTAGCTATGTTCTTATTCTGAAACTTAAAACTTAAAGGCAAAATAGACTCATACACGCAGTACTTAACGAGTGTCGGAGTGATATAAGTGTCTAACAAAGTTACATTCGCTGCGCTTACTGTATTGCTTGAGACTTGTGTTACTAATTGATTGTATAAAGAGGTACCAAGTATAGGAAGTAAGTAAACATTTTGCGCCTCTTTAATCGTAGGCACTAATAACTTAGGGTCTACATTCTCCGAAATTATAGACTCTTGTTTAAGGGTCTCTTCTGATATGAATATTACTGTTGCCATTATTTTTTCTTAACTAAAATTGATGCCCATTGATGTCTGCAGTAAGGTAAGTGAATGTCAGTGCCAGGCTTTGTGTACCAGCCTCCTCGTTTGGTCCAAACATTGCGTCCTACTCGCTGTGAAATCTTGCTGATTTCGTCTCTTGTATAAAGCTTATTCAAGTTCAATAAAGCCTTACAGAAAGCTCTATTCTTGCTATCCTTTGGTCCTTGATATTTGTAGCGCACTTCGTACTTTCTAAGTTCGTCTGCTATCTTTCCGATTGCTGATTGAGTCGGCAGGATATTAATAACGTTCCAAGCTCCTTCAGTAAGAGTTAAAACTTTCTTATCTTTCAAAGACTTAATTAACTCGTCTAATTTGCCCTCACTTACTTCTAAGTTTACAGCTAAATCTTTCTTGCTAATTAATGGGTCTCTTTTTACTTGGCTTATTAAACTTCTCTCCTCTTCAGTTAGTGACTCAATAGCAAAAGCCATCTCTGTTAAATCTTGCTCACTAAATTCTAAGTGAGACTCAAAAGAGTAGTGGTCTTCAAAAATCTCTAATTTTCTGCTTTCTATCTCAAAATATTCGTCTGCATCTACTCCATACTCTGCGAAAACTTCAATTTCGCTATCTTCTGAAAATGACTGAGGAGTTACTGGCGTTGGTTGCTCTAATTTAGGTAAACCAGCCATCTCTCTTAATTCGTCTTTTGTAGCAATCTGAATTAAAGTTTGTTCTGTAAATTCAGGTGAGAATGGTTCTAAAGGCTGAACTTCATAAGGCTGATTGATTCCGTTTAGGCCTATTATGTAATTAAACAACTCCTCAAAATGGTTCTGGTCAGGTTTGATTTCGTTTTGTTCAAACAATTTAAAAGCGTCAATCATTTCGTTTCTACCACCAAGTTGACCCTCAACACGAATACCCATAAAAATAGGAGATGTAACACGATGAGCTACAAAAATCTCTTGCTGGATAGTATCGTTTAGTATGTCAAATTGCTTATCTAATTCTGATGGTTGAAGATTAATTACATTTGGAGCTTTGTCTGAACCATCTGAGAAGTTAATAATCCATCTACCAGCGTTATCTGTGCTGCCGTGTTTGTTATTGATGCGTCTTACTAAGGCTCTTTGCTCTTCGTCTGTTGGGATTCCGTTGTTAAAGTTTAAAATACCACCAAAGAAAAAATTATTTTGTAAGTTAGCTCTGTGAAAATTTGCTACCTCAACATCACTCTCTATATACGGAATAGCTCCGATATAGTCAGGCAAAGGATAAGTAGCTAAATTAGGCCTGTATTCTCTATAATAAAGTATTTGAACTCCCTCTCTTTTCTCAGGATTGAAAGCGTCAAACTCAGTAACCTTTGGCCTGTAATCTTCCCAATTATCCGAATAGTAAAAAGAGGTATTATCTACGTTTGAACGAACTTTTGCAAAGTCCATATGATAACACTGAGCCACCTTACCGCTTAACTTACTCCAAACAATCTGAAGCGCATAGCCTCCGTATAAACGCTTATCTAAAACTACCTTGTTAAATATGTCGCTGAGTGTTTCAAAGTTGTTAGGTCGCACTAAAAATTGTTGAGCTTTAATAGCTTGGTCAGTTACTAATCCTTCCTTTATCTTTAAACCCCTGCCGTATGTGTACTTTTGTTTAGCTGTTAAAATAGCATTGTGTTTAGCACTCCTATTAAATAGGCCTACTAAGTACTGAGGGTAACAATTATCCTCTCCGTAATTAACCCAATCTTTGTTTTTGTCTTTCTCAAAAACTGGAACTGTATAAGTTGAAACGGGTTCGTTATAAAAAACGAATTTGCTTTTATTCTCTGTCATAAACTATAACTTCAATATTTGGGTCGTAACTGGTAATTGTTGCGTCACTAAATTCTAATAAACACTTGCCTCTTTCAAGCAAAGTATCGTTTTCGCTTGGACTTTCTCCACCAGTATTTGTGTATAGTGAGTACTCGTAAAATCCTTTCTCCTTCAAATAAACAATTCCTTCTAATAATGATTCACTACCAATATTAGATACAATTGTCATAGTAAAATTATCGCATCTTGGCAAATATAATGATTGATTCACTAACTTAACCCATTTAGTTACCTTAGTAACTTGTGAATAAATACCAAACCAAGCTTGGTTCAATGTAGTTATGTTTGGGTCAGTTATATTTTCTGTCCCAGTCAGCAGCAATTCGTTCTCTCCATAGGTTAAATTGACCATATATGTATATAGAAAAAATACAAAAAGTTATAAAATAGAAAAGGTAGCCTTGTGAGCTACCTAATCTAACTATGAAACAACCCTATCTTGAAGCCTATAATTTGGTAAATGCTGAAGTTGAGGTCAAGATTTGCGCTGGAGCGGCCTCCATACCTGTCAAAGTAAGTTGAACTCCGTTGAAATCTCCCATTGCGGCACCACTTGTATGTGAACCTGCGCTAACTTCTAAGCCGTTAACTTCACCAAGTAACCAAAAGCTACCGTCTTTTTTCTCAATGATGGTTAATAATCTTGCTTGAGCTAAAGTGTACCACTTATTTCTTGATGCTTGACTCATCTTAGCAAAATTTGCTACTACTGTTTGAGTATAGAAAACTGTTCCATTCGCTGGAGCTGCGGTAATCTCTTCAGTAAACGAATCTGCTGCTTGTGGCATTAACTCGTACTTGTAGAAACTAACTCCACTCACGTTAGAAATACCTGAAGCAGTTGTACTTGTTATAGTAGCTGCTGAAGGTAAACCATTTGCGAAATAGATATTTTTTAATCCACCGACTGCGTCCTTGCAATCTAAAGTGTATCCTGCTGTTACTGCGCACGCCATTTTTTTATTCTCCTTTTATTGTTTATAAAAAAGGGGATAAGGCTTGAACATTCAAACCGAATCCCCTCTTAAGTTTATTAATTAAGCTCCTACGAAATAAACGATTTCAGCTGGGAATGCGATTTGTACACCTGCTTTGAATTCGCATACATAACGAACCTCCATAGCTTCTTGCGCCCAGAACAATTCAAACTTACTTTCCTCACCTAACACATCGCAACCAAAGAACATATTTGAAGTTCTTAAAGCGTAGATTTTGTTAGTTCCGTTCAAACCATTTACTCCTACTACTTTGATGTTAGTACCAGGAATTGTAATTTCAAAGTTTGAGCTTGAAGCGTCAGTGTTGTAATGGAATAAATTAGCGTTAGTTAAAGCTAATTGGTAAGTTCTAAAAGTGTCAATACCTACAAATACCATTGTATCGGTTTTGTCTACCAATGCAGCAGGAATAGCTCTGAATACACCTTGAATGATGTTACTTACATTTGATACGGTAATTCCACCAGTAGCAGAGTAAGGCGCACCACTCATAAATGCAGATGAGTTAGCAGCAATTGCACTACCTGAAACACTTGTAACCAATTTAATCATACCATCAAATTGAGCTAAACTATTATCACCACTTCCAGTGTCACCTTGCCAAAAAGCTCTCTCCAAATTTTGTGCAATTAAACCAGCTTTTAAGTCTGTGAATTGTTGCTCAAATGGAATTGATTTTGGATTTGAACCTGAAGGTAAAACTAAACCTAACCAAGTGTTCTCTAATGTTTTTGGACATAAAGCCTCGTGTACTCTAATCGGAGAAACAGTCATAGTTCTTTTGGTGAAAGTTGTAGTTCCTGAAGCTGAGAAACCGCAAGAGGTACCCGATTGAAATACAGCGTCAGTATCCATTACGTTTACTTGAGTTGCTGATTTTACATTCGGCATTTTAGATGCCAAACTGATTGATTTTGCTGAGAATAAAGACTTAGTCAATAACTCTCTTTCATTGGCTTTAACGTAGCCAGTTAACGTTCCTACTGAAAATGACATATTTTATTTATTTATAAAGTTTAAAATTTCGTTTAATTTATTGTACTGATTATCTTTCTCAGCTTGAAAATTTACATTAAAAGGTTTAGCTTCTACTACTTCAGAAGGTGCATCTGCTAACTTCTCAACTATCTCAACTAATTTAGAGAAAGCATCTTTTTGAGTATTCATTTTCTCCTCTGTTGCGCCCATCTTTTCAGCTATTTTAGCCTCAAGTGCTGCCATCATTCCCTCCATTTTCATAACCTTAGCAGCTAATTCCTCAATCATCGGCATATAATACTCATTCATCTTTTCTTTAGCCTCGATTTCTACTTCTACTGAAGGCTCTACTTCTGTTGGCATAACTTCAGGAACTTCTAAGGCAGTTACTTTTCCGTTTTCAACAGTAATTTTTCTACCATCTTGAAGCTCGTGTTCACCATCGGGCGCAGGAACTTCTCCTGATTCACTTACTACCATTACGCTAGTACCTTCTGCTAATGGTCCTTCCCACTTAATAATGGTTAATCCATCGGCTAATTTTGCCTCTTCAAAAGACATAGGAGCTTCTTCTGTGAATATCTCCTTTAATTTGCTTAAAAGCACTTTTACATCGCTCATATTATTTGTATATATATTTGTTTTATTTAATTGTAATTTATCAATCAATGCAATAGCTTCTTGAACATTTGAAACCATCTCTACTTTTCTATCCGTAAATAATCCTTCTACTGAGAATCCTTTAAACTTACCACTCTTGATATAGTCGTTCCAAATCTCTTCATTGTCTACTTTGCAGGAAATAAACCAAGACCCATCGGGCAAATTGTCAAAGCCTTCAGGAGTTTTTATTCCTCTTTCTGAATCAATAATAAAAGACTCAATCAAGTACACCCCATCCGCCAACATATTCTTTTTATGCTGAAGATTAAAGTTAGTTCCGTACTGATTTTTAAAGTATCTCTCAACTATTTTTTGAATGGTCTCTTTTGAGAAAACTACGTTGTACTCTTCGCCATCTTTTCCCCTTCTATAAATAGGTTTGTCGGGAATCATAGCGGCTCCTGAGATAATTTGTTTGTCGGTAGTTTTAAAGTTAAAGTTTTTCTTATCCCATTTAGTGTAGCAAATAGCAGCAGCTTGTTCTTGTTCAATTCCATTTCCGACCTCAACAGAAATACATCTACTAATAAACTCGTTCTTGTCTTCTCCTGCCTTTGGTTCTACTACGAATTCGTCAATCTGTTTTAGTTTTCTACTTGCCCACTCTACACCTTCGTCTCCGCCCCAAGCTAACCACATCAAAGCTCCGCAATCCTCTTTCGGGTCACCTTTAGAATTGTCTCTGTGCCTTTCAAAACCTGACATTCTCGCAATCGTTTCTCTACTCAGATTCTCTCCATTTGCTAATTGAGAAGCTCTAACCCATCCTACTTGAGTGCCACAATCTAAGTTGTATTTTTCTTTTAACTCAATCGCTCTTTTTGCATTCTCACTCGCAGCCTTAGGATAGTCGCTGTAAGTCTCAAATTGACTTTCAAAAGCTACCCAGTCGTACTCAATAGCAGGAGAATCAACCAAAGCAATAAAGTCTACTCCAGTCTCTTCGTCTTCGTTGATGAGCAGCTCGTATAAAGGAAGTTTAGCCATATATTTAGATAGTTTTTTTTAGATAAGTTTTAACCTATGACAGCCTTAGCTTTAATAGAGTCAACTTTCTTCTGTGTATTGGTTATGTCGGTTTCAGTCACATAGACTTTTGTTAATCCTGTATTGTTTACGTCAATCGGTTCGGTATTGTCTATTCGTGTGAATGAACTTGAAGGCCTTGTCATTGGTGGGGCTGACATACTCGCAGAACCTCCACCTCCTCCGCCTGGTACTTGTACAGCTAAAATTTTATTTACGTTTGATATACCTGCTGCCACTACTGCTGCTGCTGCCAAAGCTCCTCTGAATGGTGAGGTAGGGTCGCTCGGAATTAACTGCGTATTGTATGCTTTAACTGCTCCTAAGTAAGTGTCAATTGTTGCGGCTGCTACTGCTAAGGCTTTTCCTTCTGCTGTGCTTTCTCCCAATACACTTGCAAAGGTTTTTAGTGTATTAGAATAAGATTCTAAGGCTTTCTCTCTATTAGTTCTTGTTTCATTTTCAAGTTTCTGTGTAGCATCGGCATTCTCTTTATTAATTGAATACTTTTTATCTGCTATTGCTTTCTCAATGTCAACAGTTGACTGTCCATACATCTTAGCATTTTCAAGCTGTTGGTTAAGTCTTTGGAGTTCTAATTCATCTTGCGCCTTTTTTAAATCTTGTTGGCTCAAGTTTGCGTTTACTAAATCAGTTGCTTGTTTTTTGTAGTAATCTTCAGTTAGTTTAGAGGTCTTTTCAAATCCAGTTTTAACAGCCTCTTCTCTGTCCTTTTGTTGCTTGTCGTATTGTTCTAAAAGTTTGGCCGATTGTTCTACCTCTTTCTTTCTTTGCTCCTCTTCTGCTTTCCTTCTCGCATCTCTTTTACCTTGATATTTTTGTTCTTGAGAGTCTCTTACGTTTTGTATTCTTTCATATTTTTGCTCGTAGGTGCTGACTGCATTAACCCTCTTCCCGTAGTTCTCCTGAAGTGCAATTAAAGCTTTATCTAAGTCTTCGTTTCCTGTATTTAACTCAGCTACTGAACGGCCTCTGACTATTTCTAATATTTGTCTATTGGTACCTCCGTAGCCTTTGACTTTTAGTTTTAGAATTTCAGTTTCTTTCTGTTGGTTCTTTTGTAAATCGTCAATTTGCTGTTTCTGAAGTTGTATTGTTTGCTGAATTATTGCGTTAGACTCTTTCTCAGTTATGTTTTTATTCTTTAACTTTTTTAGGTTTACGTCAATAGCTCTTTCCTGTTGCGCTTGTGTAAGGTTCAAAGCGGATATAGAGTCTTCATAGTCTCGTGTAGCTCTTTCAGCCTCTTGCATTGCTAAGGCTTGCTCTTGAATCTTCTCAGTTGAAAATCCAGTGCCTTGAATAAAGCTTGCTAACTGAGTTTGTAATCCCCTAAAAGCTCCATTTAATAAAGCAATCTTATCAGACAGAAAGTCAACAATAGGACTGAAGCTTGAGAATAAAGCTGTTAAAGTTCCTAATACTACTGCAACAGCTGCTAATACCATTCCGATAGGTGAAGCAATAATAGCTTTAAAAGAATTAGCCATATTCTTAAACCCATCCACAGCACCTCCGATAGGGCCTGGCATTTTGCCTACTGCATCGGTAGCCTTATCAAGTTTTTTCTCAGTCTCTTTGGCTTCCTTCTGTGTTTCTTTTAGGTTCTTATTAAGTCCTTCCGTTGACTTACTTAACTCGTCTACCTTCTCTGCTGAGTCGCCAGTTTTTACCCGTGCGTCTATTTCTACTACATTTTTAGCCATTCAATACCTCGTTTTCTGTGTTAATGATTATATTTAATATACTTGAATCCGCTAAATCCATTAATTTAATTAGCTCTTCAAATTCAGTTCTCTCTATTAATTCTTTAAATTTATTTATCATACGTTTGTGTTGTTATTCATTATTACTGTCCAATTTCCTGAATAAGGAACAAACCAAGCTGTATACTTAGTCGTTAAAGTAAAACTTGATTCACCTCCGATTAACTGACCTGAACTTGGGTAAATAGTTATATCGCTTGAACCTTGATTGTGAGTAATAATTAAAGGGTAGCCCGTTTTTAATTTAGGCAAATTTGCATCGGGTAAATAGACTCTGCTGTTACCATCCAAAAGCCAAATCTTTTGCGTAAAATCTATTGACACTATACCATCGTTAGTGTATATTATGTCTGTGTAGTTCTTACTTCTGTCACTTAAAAAAGGATTGTTTTCGTCTTTAAATAAATCGGGCAAAAGTATTTCAGGTAGATTCGGTTGCTCAGGGTCAAAAGTAGCGTATCCTCCGTTAGTAGTTGTATTCTCACTTATAAATGCTGGAGCTAACTTTAATTTTAAAAACTCAATCTTGACTGGATCATCCGAGTTCATATCGTATTCCACATTGTGCAGCCTGTAATACTGTTGGTCAATTCGGTAGTAATCTCTGAAAGATAAATTCGCCAATTGATTAGGGGATAAATGAAAGTAACCGCTAACAAGTTTAGAATCTTTGTCAGTAATTTCTGAAATGGTTTTAAGCCAATAAGAGTTATAAAGATTGGCCGTAGTTATTGCAGGTTTACTTCCATACTGGTAAGCTCTTGCTGTTGAGCATTCTAAACTAAAAGTCGGAGCTGTAACACTATTTAACATTCCCGCATAAGGGAACTCTTCATACCTTACAAATCCAGTCGCTGCGGTTTGCCATAAGTTCCAACCCGTTGAAGTATTTACTAAACCTCCGTACTGCAAAAGTCGGATATTATAAACAGGTAATTGGCTTGAACCTGTTGAAGGGTCTTGCGGTCTTATCTTAGTTAGTACCCTATCGTTTGCCGTTGAATCTGCCAAAGGACTTGCAGAGAATCCAAGCTCAACTGTTTTGGCTTCTCTTACGAAGTCATTATTAACATTAAATTTTAAAGTGCTAAATGGTTCTCTAAAAACGTCCTCGTATCTTTTGTTGAATTCGTCTGAATCTGACTTGTAAGACATTTCAAATACTCTGAAGTCAAGTAAACCCATAGGCTTTATTTCAAGCTCTTGAGATACATCTAAGTAGTTTGTAAGGTCTACTAAGTTCTCAGTGTAAAATTCATCTCTCGGCTCAATGATTAGTTTCTTTGGGTCTATCTTATCTACTTCAACATATAAATTGAAAGCCTTAATTAAGTACTGCAAAAACTCTGTTTGCTTTGTTTTCTCAGGTAGTGCCGATGCTATGTCAATTGTTTGGCCTTCTTGGTAAGTTGCTTCAGGATTTGAGTAAAGAGCGAATCCACTTGCAAATGTTATTGAAGTATTTGTTGCGTTCCCACTTGTAAAAATTGGGCGATAGTACATATTTAAATAAACCTTATCCCCTGCGATTATATCAGAGGGTATTGTTTGTAAACTTACATCATAACTGTTACCCGCAATTACCCCTATATTTATTTGCCCTATTGTAGTTAATGCTGAGCTTCTATCTCTAATAATGCTCAAATAAACTGACATAACTCCACCCGTTCCACTTGCTGAGATTGTGCCTTCAAAAGCAAATCTATATTTGCCATTCAATCCGCTTGGAGCTAACCACCAATTATTAGCCGTACTTACTCCTGCTGGGTTTGTGTCATTGTCATTTGTATTTAAACCTACTTTAAATGTTTGCGATTGATTAGCTGTTGAACTGGTATAAGTTAATGCTGTGTTATTAGTCATTAAAAAAGTTCTATCCTCAACTTCTTGCTCAGTCATTCTAAAATCGCCACCGCAGAAAGGAACTATTAGATTCTTAAATCGTTGGCTATTAAAAAAGTTTGATTCGTACCTGTAACCTGCACCAGCAAAAATAGAATCAACTACTTGTTTAGCATAAACTGCTGGATAAAAAGTAGCCAAGTTGTAATCGTTTTCTGTATTGCCGTTTGAATTGCCTCTGTCTATTAGTGGATAAACATATCCAGTTCCATCGGGTTGCGCACTTGCGTTGAAGTTTACATAGGCAGTCCCGTTCTTAACGATTGAAGTGTCCCAGCTATTCTCTACGTTGGTTTTATTCCAAACGTGGTCAAACTCAGATAAGTCTAACTCTTGCAAACTCAACTCTCCTAAGTCCTGAAAGAGGTTTGCGAACTTACCAATCATAACGCATTCGTACTCTATCGCTCCATCTACATTCTTAATACTTAGCAATTGCAAGTAACCTCTTAACTGTTGGATTCCTTTTCTGTAAAGTATCGCCTCAGCTTTTAAGTTCGGGTTAAAGTCAGGCTGAAAGTTTAAATTAGTTGTGTTTATTACTGACCTATCCAAGTTAAAGATACTTGAGAATAAAGAATGATTATTTGCAGTGCCAGGAATCGTTATAGATTTTGAGTAATCGCTTTCTCTTTTCTCAGGTTCTCTAATGTCAATGATAGACTTGTTTATCGGCAATGGTACCGAGTCGTATAAGTCCACGTTAAAAGAATCCGTTACTATTCCTGAAACGTTGTAAACTACTATTTTTAGTTCTGTTTGGTTCATAATGATTGGCGATAATTGTCAAATGTGTATTCAATCGTTAACTGAAGAGAGCTTATTTGTCTGTCGTTTATGTATATCTTCTCCTCGTAGTTGCTCTCTTTAATGTTGACTGGTATATAAGTCGCTCCGTATTCCATCATAACCACTGGACTTAGCACTAACTCTTTTAAGCCTATCCATTCGGCATCGGTTAAACCATCGGAATTTATTTGGATCGTGTCCGTAAGTTTAGTAAAGTAGTTTGTTTTCGCTCTGAAGGTCTTTGGATAGTTTAAAGGTTGGAACTTCTTAAACATTTTTCTTTCAATGTCTGTAAAGTTTCTGCTGACTTTCGTAAATGTATAAGCATCAAAGCCTCCTAAGTTGTTTAACCAATGCAATCTAATTGGTGAATACTTTTGGCAAGTTGTATCAATTAGGAAAGTTCTGCTAAAATAAGTCACGGCTCCGCTACCTGCTGTGTTCTGTCCGTTAACCCGATAGTACACCGCATTCGGATAATCAAAGGCTGCATCGTAAACTGATTTGTAGTATCCACTTGCATTACCTGAGTTAGCGACATTGATTGAAACAATTGACCCAATCGGAGTGAATCCAGCATTTGATTCAATTAATAAATTTAGATTTTTATCAAGTACCTGAACATTAATATTAGCAAATAAACCCTCTCTATCAAATATAGTTAAGAATCGCTCTTCACCTTGTCTCAACTTTTCTTGGTAGGTAGTTTGGTTCAAAGTCTTAAGTGAACTTTCAGGAGGACCGATGTTTAAACTTGTGAAGGCTGTTTTACTCCAATCTAAAAAATCAAAAATAGCATTTGTTGAATGAGCATTATTACCACTTGCATAGAAACCAGTTAAGTTCGGATAGATTACAGGAATACCTGAAGCGTTATTCCTCACCTCACCAAACTCTACCCAATAGTCAACTTTAGAATTGATGCAATGATAGATGCCTGAGACATTATAACTTGCAAAGTCATAGCTAACGTATTGCCTCAATACCTCGCTCACATCTACGTCAACTGTATTAATGTTAGGCTGTTTAGGGTAAGTTAACCTTGCGACTGGATTCGTTTGTCCGCTTACATTTATGTCCACTAAGAATTGAAAACCCGCAGCAGTTGCGTTGGTGCTTTCCAATCCGAATACCATCTCGTTATAAACATTCTGCCAATTATTAGGCTGTGAATTTATTATCATTTTAAAATATTTTTAGTTATTGTTATTTGAAGTGACCTTCCCAAAGCATCAGCTAAGGCCTGTGCAAATGGTTCTACTGCCTCCTCACTTATTGCATTATTGATAAAGTTAGTTGGTTTTATACCTTCTCTCTTTATACCTATACCCATTGCGTAAGCCATTTGGGTTTTTTCATCTATTTGTTTTTTCTTTCTTTGGTCTTTAGTTAAATTACGAGTTTGTGAGTACCTGCTTTCAATTGGAATGCCTCTTTTTGTAATCCACTTTCTTAGTGACTTGTTAAAGGCTGGACTGACTGACTCTTTTTTGAATGAATAAGGAGAATTGAATTTGTTACGGGTACCACTTACTCCCTCGTTTAAAAAGTCACCGTAGTAGTTCATCTCAATAGACATCTCAAAGTTAGAACCATTGGCACTCAAAGGCAAAGTAATAATAGACTGAACTAACTCTGAATCCGCATAGTAAGCATCTAACTCGGTAAGGTTAGATTTCATCGTGTCGGTTAACCCATTGACAAACCTAACTATAGCTTGTTCAATAATAGACTCAAACTGAATCGGTCCAGCCTCAGCGTCTGTGCCTAAGTCTCCTAAAAGTTTAGTGTAGTCTGTTTCTGCCATTCTCTTTCTTTATCTGTTCAGTGTGTTCTATGTGGTAGCTTACTATGTTAAAAAACTCCTTCAGTCCTAAATTAAAAAAGTAGTCCCATTTTGTCTTGTCGTGGTTAGCAAGGTTGTCTATTGTTGCGACCCATCCCCATTTTGTATAAAAGTTCTGAGCCTGTTCAATGTCTCCTCCTTCTGACTTAGGAAATAGGTTAGGATATTGTCCGATAATTTGCTTGAGAGAGTGCAAAAAAAAAGCATAATCGGGTAAGCGTCTTTAACTTTCATTGAGTTTAAAAGTAACTCGCTAATTTCTTCGTGTTCGTCTCCGTTGTATTTACTTGGCTTTCCAAATTTCCAGTTAATTGGTCTAATGCACGAAGCTACTATCTTGTGTATGTTTTCAATCGGATTTGTTTTAGAAAAGTGTGAGATGTCTATAAATTGACTGCTACTAATTTGACTCAGTCTGTAATCCACAAAGAACCATCTACCGCCTACTTTAACTCGTTTCTTGTAGGTTGTCTTAATCGGTTGAGCTTCTAACTTCTCAAAGTCACTGTATAGGCTTATTATTTGCTCAGAGGTAAAACCATCAAAGAACTCAAGTTCAATTTTATAGACAATTGAAAGCTTCTTTTTCTTACCTTCAATTCCCGACTCAGTTACCTTTTGCAGTTCTATGAAGTCTTTTAAGGTTAAATTATAGTAATTGCGTTTCATTCTATATTATATATTTAATTAGGCACGAATTGTAACATATTGTCCTCGTTTGTGTTCTTGTAGTTTCATCAAGGCTAAGTACCTTGTGGCATCTATTAAGTGGTTATTAAAGTCTACTGGTTCATTCACTATCTTTCCTGCTTTGTCGGTTTTCCATTTATAGGTGCGGAACTCCTTTTGCAGGTTGTTTCCGATTAGGTGTAGTTTGTAGCGTCTAAGAATGTCAATTGAGTTTATAATGCTGTCTTTCCCTTTCTGTGTTGGTTTAATATTGTAACCAAGTCTGTACACTTCCTCAATACTTTTAGGTTCGGCAGAGTCAGCAAATATCTCCTTTCTACCTATCTCCAAACTCTTCAATCGTTCAGCTATATCTTGGTTAGTCAAACCTCGTTCGTACAGCTCCTCTCTTATGTAAAGTTCTTGCTCGTATTTCCAAACACTAACCAATGCTGTTGGGTCAGCACTAAACCCCCAGTCTAAACCGTACCCAATAAAGTTAGCCTCGTTAGGTACCGCTAATTGATTGGTCCAATTGTTGAAGACTAAACCCATTAGCTGCCCTCTCTCACCAAGTCCAAAGATTTTCCAGTATTCAGGATCAGCCTGTTCTAAACTTTCTATTTCTCGTTTTAAAGCATCGGGTAAATGTGGGTTATCCTTGTAGGTAGTTATAATCAATCCGCAATCGTCACGGGTTAATACTTGGTCATAAATCCAGTGCTCAAAGTCTGAAGGGTTATAGTCAATAATAACCTTTCCTGTGGTTCTAAGTAGTAACTGCCTCCAGTCTTCAAGGTCTATCTCGTTTGCTTCGTTTACAAATAGTATATCTCTTTTCCTTCCTCGTATTTTTTGAGCATCGTCTACCGAAAAGAACTCAATCAAGTTTTTATTGAGTATATAAGTATTCTCCGACTTGTTATGGTCCGACTCGTTATATAAATTTATTGAAGTAAGTATCTCAATAAAGTCACGCATTGCTGAGGACTTCAAAGCAGGTAAAGTTTTCCTAACTATTGAAATGGTTATTCCCTCGTGTTTGAGGCATAACCGAATTAACCATTGCAGAGCTGAATAAGTCTTACCTGAACGAGTACCGCCTTGTAGTGCGACTATTCGTTTACTCTTTACTGACTTTTCTAAAAAGACAAAGTTAGGATTGAACATTACTCAATCGGTTTTGTCAACCATTCAGGTAGCTTATTGACATTTATATTTTGCTCAGTTTGAACTTTCTCAGTTAACCCATTTAATCGTTGGGTTATGCTCGGGTTATACACTCCAGCCATACCTCCTTGTATTTGGTCCTCTCTGACAATTTGCCTTATACGCGTACAGATGGTGGCATAGTCAGTGTATCGCTCACCTTTATTAGAGAAGTAATCACCTAAGTCATTTATAATGCCTTCCTTGAAACAATACACTTCAAAACCATCTATCGTTAATGCTCTTTCCCTTTTCTCATAAACCGATTTACCATCCTTTCCCACAAATGTATGTTTGAGAATTGGATTTGATTTTGTCTCCTCTCTATATCTCTCAAATAACTCAAGCATCATTTCAGGACTTTCTATCGCTTTTGGTTTACCTATTTTTGACATAATTAAACATCTCCTTTCTTAGTTCGTTTATATTTAATATATTATAATTTGCAAATATTTCTTCATATAAGGCTGCGCCTAAATCTTCTCTTAACTCTTTGCTGTCAATCATTCTTTTGATATTTTTGAACCAATCCTTTTTAGATGCCATTAAGCAGTTCTCTGCGTGTTTGGCGATATTGGTATAGGGATATTGATTTGAGACAATTACTGGTAGCTTCTTAGCACCCATTTCCATCATTTTAAGTTCAGACTTACATCGGTTAAATTCGGTATCTTTCAAAGGAATTAAACCGACATCCATTAAATCATAAGCACTTGCATAGGTATAGACATCCATTCCGTTTATACGGCAGTATTGGTCTTCTGCTATTTTAAATCCTGAAGTGAAAATCTTTTCATATTCCTTCCATATCATATCGCCTTCTACAAATCCACTAAGTACTACTCTGTATTTTCCTTTAGTATCAGGATTAGAATTTAGCTGCATAAAAGTATCAGTTAGCATCATTACATCGTGAAAATGCGTTACTGAACCGCTCCAGCCTATGTGAACTTTCTCAGTTTTTAAGTCCTTTACTTTTTGGTCCGTTTTGAATTGAGGCTGATTAAAGTCTATTGCGTTAGGTATAACAAATACATTCTTGTTGTATTGCCTTGCCTTTTGTGCTAAGTACTCAGTAGGAACAGATACAGCATCAGCCATCTTCAAATTATAGACTATTTGGGCAGCTGTTTTGTTCTTAACCCAATCGCTTTTCATTATATGGTCGTGAGGAAGTACCCAGTCATCATCTCTATCAACAATGACTGGTATACCTAATCTTTTTAACTGCGCCCAAAGTACTTCTTGAAAACCTAACTTACTAACTACTGAGCTTGTATAAATTAAATCAAACTCTTGAAAGAAAATATCTGATTGATTATCTATGTGTTTACTGCCAGTAATTTGGTAATCAGCACCCATATTTTCAAAAGGAATAATTAACCGATGATATTCTACTCCAGTTACTGGCTCAGGTATAATTACAAGTATTTTCACAGCTTTTTAACTATTGCTTGAATTTGATATTCACCATCTCCGTGTTCATCAGTTCTATCTTTATTAGTGCAACTGTCGTGTACATCAATTGCGATTATTTCAAATTGATACTCAGCGCATCCTTCCTCAATTAATCGTTTTAGACTTTTCGTATCAGGTAGTTCGTCTGTCTCAGGTAAAATAAAAAACTTATGGTCTCCATTCCATTTACTTGGTAAGTGTGTTTTTCTTTCGTACAAGTCACGATGAGGAACTGCAATAATCATATGTCCTCCACTTTTTAATATTCGCATCCAGTTGTGAATAGCTAATACTGGCTCGTTTAAATGTTCAAGCAAATGACTATTGTAAACACAATCATAAGTTTCGTTTTCTACTCCTTGCATAAATTCAGCATTGCCATTGTCTTTGTCCCAAGTATCACAATCAGGACTAACTGCATCTGCTCCATCCCAAGTGTCAAACCTACCTACTCCAATGTCGATAACTTTTTTACCGTCAATGTACTTTTCAAAGAATCCTTCCTTGAGTCTTCTTTCTCTTGATTTTTTTGTTTCTGCCATTATATTAATTTGTTTAGTGCGTTTATAAATCCGTTTTGATTAAAAATATCGTAAAAATCACCACCATTAGGGATGACATTTGGACAATGATAACATATTTCAAGTATTCTCTCCGTTTGTAACTGCTCGGCAATTGCAAAACACATTGATTGATTACCGATGAATACTTTACTCTTGTCTATGTAGTGAGCTAACTCTAAAAAATCTTTTACTTCTAAGTATTCAAGTTTATTAATAGTGTTTTTCATTGCCTCAAATTCATCCTTAGTCCCAGCGAATAGCTTTTGATTATCGTATTCATTCAGAATTAAGTAGTCTATCTGCCCATTCTGGTATCTATTTGTCCTATTGATAATAATGTAGTCTTCTTTCTTATTGTTGAATTCAAAAATAGGTCCTTCAACATCAAAAGTCATTTCAGGATAAACATAGTAGTACCATTTCTTTATATCACCAGCTCCTAAATGAAATCCAATATCCCTAAACTTATCTAAATCGTAGTCTAATTTTTGACCTGAATAAACCATAACATCCGAAATAAAATCGCAGTTAAGTAATAATGGTCGTAGATTCTTGTACATATACTCGTTCAGCATCACATTACCTACTGGGTGATTGAATATATTACCTGTAATTGGAACATTCAAATCAAGGTATAGTACTGCTTGAGTATCGTTAATGTCGCATACTTGTTTAATTGCGTTGAGTGAGTATATTACATCACCAGCGTTCCCCGAATGTTTAAATTTTAGCATTTTTTCTCCTTTTCTTTTCAGGTGTGAAATTGTCAAATTGTCTAAATACTCGTGTTATTAGCTCCTGAACGCAACTTTGACAGCCCATATTTCTCGGAGGTGCGCCAAACATTAAACTCCAAGCTTCCTGCACTATTGTATAGTCTTGATTTGTAAAAGTAGAATGATGCTCGTTTTTAAATGTTTCCCATTTTGGCTTCAATGGTAAAAGGAGTTCATAGATTATTTGATTCATTGCACTATAATTTTAAAAATGATAGAAGATACCACCGCAGATAAACAAGCGTAACCAAACGCATATAAATTAGGCTCTATCGCTAAGAAAGTTATTAAGCCAATCCAAAAAGAAAGACAGTACCCACAGCTCAAAGGTTTTTTAGGGAAAGAGTTAAAAGTCTTCCTCCAGAACTCGATTATCGTCTGACTCAGTACATAACCAGTTGATCCGATAAGCAAGCAAAGTATTATATTCTCCATTATATTTTTCTTTTAGTTTTTTAATTGTTTGAAGTATTGAATGTCTAACGGCTCCGTACTTGATGCCGACTAAATTACTAATTTTACGAAAGTCACGAAATTGAACATATAGTTTAAATAGTTCTCTCTCGTATTCGTCAAAGTTTTCAATATCGGTTTCTAAATGCTGAATAAAGTTTTCAAATAGTTCTTCATAGTTGTCGTTTTCAATTTCAATATCAGCTTGAATTTTCTTAAAGTCATCTGTTGTTTGGTTAAAGTGTCGGTATTTTTTAGCGAAAGGGGAAGTATAAGAGATATAAGAGTTGGTTACTATCTTGTAAAAAAGGAAGCTAAGGTAATTCTTATTGTGAGCGTCTATTATCTTTTGTTCGTCTAATTCGTAAAGGGTTAAAATACATTCGTGTAATAAGTCAGTCGTGTAATATTCGTGGGAATTCTTAACACAAATTCTCATAGGAACGTCTGAATTATAGAACTGAAGTAGTATTTGCTCTTTATTCATTGTATATCCCGATTTCTTTATTCCCTAAGTGTCTTAAAAAGATTCGTTGACTCGGCAAAAATATCTCAGTTTCTTTATAGTCATTGATTCTAACTAAAAAGTCCTTTGCTCTTAGTATGGCTTCTTTAATACCTTCCTTATCCAGTTTCAGCTCTCGGTACTCTTCAGGCAATTTAGTGACTATCTTTACCCAATCTTCGCCAAAGTCCCTAATTAATCCTTGAGTAAAACCAATCGGGTTGCCTGACTTGTATAAGTTATCTGCGACTGATTGAGAGTATATGTTATGAAGGTTAAATCTCAAGTGAGGGTAAGCCCCTACTGAGTAATAATGCCCAGCTTGGTCATTTGATTTGTACTTCCTGCCTGAACTTATACAGTTGTGTCCTTCGTCAATTGTTCGGATTATCTTGTTAATTATTATCTGAAGGTCCTTCCGATAGTTAGAAATAGTCTTTGCTGATTCCCTTAGCTCTTTTCTTATCTTAACTTTTTCTTTCTTTTCTGACTTGGCTTTAACCTGATTGCTTAGTTCAATTGCGCAGGCTGGAGTGCAAACTTGTTGAAGTGGTTTTGCTGGTTCAAAAGAGACTTTACAAAATTTGCACTTTTTAGGCTTCATAATTAGAATGGGATATTATCACCAACTCTTTTAACAAATTCCGAAATAGCTTTTTTTGTTAAAGTTTTAGCAGTTCCGATAAACTGGCGTGGCTGCTTTGCTTCCCTTTCCTCTTTGGTTTGATTGACATAGGCAGTTAAATCGTTGCCATAGTTGTCAGGTTCTTTTCTTTCAGTTACGCAAATAGAAAGGTACTGCTTACCATTTTTTGAAGTGAAAATCTTTTCTCTTGGAATGTCCGATAGACAAAGGTTAATATTAATGAGCATTTATATTTTGAATTAGTTTTTTTGTTTTTAAAAAGGGTAGCCCTCTACCACAGAAACTACCCTTTTAATAGAATAAATACCTATGAAACAATACAAATTTAATTTATTGATTTCGTTTTCTTGTTGCAGTTGTAAACTTGTTTTGCACATTTATAGTTCAAGCACATTAATTTTATTTAATAAATCAAAATTCATTTGCTCAAGTTCAGCTATTCTTTCTTTTGCCTCATCTAATTTAGCCAGTGCATACATCTCGGCAGTTAGCATCTGAGTAATAGTATCGTGGACTTTGTATAGAATCTTTAACTTTTCAATTTTAGCGTTCCTAATACCTTCGTTTGGGATTTCGCTTATCTTATTTTCTGAGTCATTCAAAAAGTTTTCTAAGTCTATTACGGCTTGAATCCTTTGAGGTCTCCTGCCTATTCGTCTTTCAATATCTGCCATTGCGTAGTTTGTAAATTCAAAATTAACTTGTCTTTCTTGTTGAGCTTTCCAGTACTCGTATCTTTCTAAGTGGTTCATATTATCTTCCGTTTAATTTATGTTCTAATCTGTGACATACACCGCAAAGAGTTATTCCATTATTTACATCATATCTTAGCTCTGGATGCTCTTTATAGCTTTTAATGTGGTGAGCGTGTAAGTCATAAACACTACCGCATTTTTTGCATTTCTCATCCCTTAATTTTACCATTGATGACCAAGCTACTTGATTAAATCCTCTTTGTTTTTTTGAGCTTTTTGGAGTAATACTTTTTTTAGTTATTTGTTTGAGTACAACTGTTTTAGGTTTCCATTCAAAATATGTGTTTATTTCAAAAATTATTGCATCTAACATACAAGATACTGATTTTAAATTTAATCCCAAAAACCACATTAAAGTTTCATCTGTTGGGTCTATAACAAAATAATCAATTTCACCTTCTTTAAATTCAGGTTCATCTTTTTTAAAATCAAAATTTTCATTCCGTATAAAATGACCATTTGCTTCTAATATTTCATCAGCAAGTTCATAATTACCATAATCTAATAATTGAGCAAATTTTGTAGGAGTAGCAAAAGCATACAAATCATAATCCTTATTTGTGCTATTTTCAATAGTAATTAAAAAACCTTTGTATTCGTATTGTTCAAATACATCTGGGGTATAATATGTTATTCCGTTTATAATTTCTTTCATAGTTTAAAATGGTGTTTCTTGGTTTATACTTGCAAATCCTATAAAATCCCCGTTCTCTTTAAATTCTTTGCCTTGCCCAGCATAGCATATTTTACCTTCAATCGTTTCTAAGTACCTTGACTTTCTCCAGTCAAACTCAAGCATTTCAAAAAGTACATTTGCTCTACCCAATACATCAGGCTTAACCTTGTTAAAATAAATGTCAACGGTTTGTTTATTCCTATCAGGGTAGTCAACGGTTATAATTACTTTTCCGTTTGAGTTCCAAGCACTACCTCCCTTAATGTCATCGGCATCGGGTATTCTTCTTTTTGGTTTTGTGCCATCTTTCGGCATCATTACCTCCATTTTTTTAGGGTGTGCAATAGTCATAAAGTGCTTTCGTTTAGCCTCTGCTAACTCGTTACGATAGCTTAAAACATAATCAAGGTATAAATCCTCTCTACCTCCAAATGGTTGCATATCGTGAAACAAGTTTTTCCAAGAATCAATAAAGCAAACATTGATAATCCCGTTTTTGTCTTCGTAATCCGAAGCAAAGTTCCACAAGTCAATAGGTGTTAATGGTTTCTTTGGGTCATCTTTTTGAGCTATTAAAAAATATGTATCAATCCAAGCACTTGCCTTTATTACTTCTGCATTACTTATAGAGTTCTCGTAACCTCTGAAGCTTCTGCGATAATACTTAACTAATAACTTGCGTCTAATCTCGTTGTAGCTACCAATATCAGGAGCGTAAATCAAATGCCTTAACCCAAATACTTCAGACTGGTAGAATAAAATCTCCAAAGCAAATTCAGTTTTACCCGAATGTGGTAGGCCTGTTATATCTGTAACCCCATCCAAAGCGAATTTAAATACATTATTAAAGCATTCAAACCCAGCATAGTTAAGTTGAGTGCCTCCAGTTTTATGGTAAGCTTCAAAATCTTGTGATCGTTTAGAGTAATCTATTATTTTTACATTCATACCATACCCCTCTTTTCTTTCCAAAGTCTTAAATTATATTCTCGCTCGGTCTCTTCTTTAACTGGCTCTTTAACTTCGTCTAACCAGCATTTACCATTTAAGTAAGTCAATGGGTTTTTACGAAATTTAATATCAGTAGTATTTGCTAAGTAAGATGGTAGAGTATTTTTAATTTTCTCTCTGTCGGTTTCAGATAGTTTAGAGTATTTGTCTTTACATTTAGCAGTATCTATTTTTTTATCATAGTCATTCCAAAAAGAATCAAAGCTATATATAGTATATTTGTTATTAATATCTTTGTTATTATGTATGACACTTTTGTCATAGGGGTTTAAACCATTTTTGTCGTTGGGGGGTACAAAATTTGTCATAGGGTCAATAACCGTTAATGCTCTAAATTCTAAATTACCACTTGAATCTAATTTCATTACTCTGGTAATGATTTTTTGCTTTTCTAAGGCTGCAATAGTTCTTTGAATAGTTCGTTCGTCACAGCCCAAAGAATCAGCTAAATAATGATTGTTTGCCCAGCAGTAACCTTTCTCATTTGATAAGTTATTAATTAAAGCAATTAAGAGCTTTCCTTTATCGTTTATGTCTTTTCTACATAATAGAGCCGAAGGAATAACGGCATAATAATTCTTTTGATTATTCATATAAAAAAATTGCCCTCGGCGTGGTGGTGCTTCGGGCAATTATTTAATGCTTTCAATAAATTTTGATGTTCCACCACAAACACCAAAACAAAATTAACTGGTAATATAACGCACAAAACAACAAGTTTTGCACATTATAACGGACTTTATAACTGATAGAACTTAGCTAATTCTCTACTCGCTTTGTTAGGTTTCAACTTGTAGCTCATAAACTTCCCAGCCGTTCCGAACTTAGTTTTAAAGTGCTTTACTTCGCCTGAAATGTTGCAGCCATTTTCTCTAAATTCGTGTACTCGTGTGGCTAATTTCATTGAACCTGTTGCTTTAAAAGCTTTGATTAAGTCAATCTCCTGACCGCTTAATAATAGGCTGAAAATTGCAGCCTTTTGTGATTTGATTTTTTTCATAATTTTTCTATTTCTTGTTCTACTTCATTCCAGTATTCACATCGTTTTGCATCTTGCGGATAGTGTTCTTTAATGATTTCGTTAATGGCAATTAATACACATCTTTGTGCATAAAAAAACCCCATTTTAAACCCATCAAATTGTTCTGAATCTTCATCAATACCCATAAATTTATCTACTAACTCTTTTGCTTTTTCTTTTGGTGTCATAGTTATTTAATTAAGTGCTGAAAATTTTTAAATGTTTGCATAAACATTCGCTGGTTTATTTCAATCATAGAGTCTACAAAATCTCGTGAATGAATTACCGTTGAATGGTGTTTGCCTCCGAATGCGTACCCGATTTCGTTAAGAGATCCGAGCTGGTTCTGATAAGCAATGTAGCGGCCAATGTGTTTAACTTCAATTATTTCTCGCTTTCTTGAAGTGCCTCTTATTTCGTCATAACTTAAACCGCTAATATTACTGAGTTCGTGGATAAGTAGCCCAATGTCGTTAAGGTTATCTTTGTCTTTGGTGTCCTTAATGTAATCAGCCCATTCGTTAAGTGTGTTGAACTCGTATTTTTTTGCTAAGTGCTTCAAAAATGGATTGTCAAATTTCATTAGTATCTTAAATTAATTTTTTCTCTTGTTCTATAATTGTAAATCTCTTCAATCAATAGTTTATACTGGTCTACATCGTTACAATTCTGAAGAGCTAAAGGCTGTATTTGTAGCTTTTGAATGAAGTGAGTGAAGTCAAATAAAGGCTTATCTAACATCTGACATAGCTCTAACAAATGACTTTCTTTTATATCCATCATAGAATTTACCAATCATTTTAATTTTGTTAGCTTTATCAATTGCCTTATTATAGTCTTTTATTTGAAATTCTCCGTTAAAAAAATTC